AGTAGTCTCAACAGGAAGCATTTCAGAAAGAGAAAAATCACCTGTAATATTAGGTAATCCCGCTTCGACGGCTGTACCAACACTATAAGTACCACCCGCACCTTCAGCAAATCTGTCTCGCATATCTGGAAGATTAAAAGTAGTTGCTCCATCACCAGCACCATACATAGTGCCAATAGCAGCAAACAGTTTTTTATAGGTAGTTCTTGAGATTGCAGCACCGTTGCAGAGTAAAAATCCTGATGGAATTGAAGATCCTGCAATCATCATTACAGTACCTACAGGAGTTGCAAATCCAAGAGGAACAGTTATTTCAATATCTTTAGAACCATCAGCTACAATAGAATTGTTTGTATAGCCATTGCCATCTTTTAATGTTAATTTACGTGCAATCGCCCATTTATCAGTAGAAGTTGACTTACCGATAAGTGTTGCTTTAATTGTTTCTGGCAATGGAATGACATTATCAGCTGAGCCATCTACAGATACTTTAGCTGAGGTGTGCTCTTTGGTTGCATCTGTAATCTGAAAACCACGTGGAGCACCCCATTTTGATGTAGTGATATCAGTTGAACCATCAACAAATGAACCATTGATCTTTCTAGCTGTCTTCCACTTACTTGAAGTATCAGAGTTACCATTTACATCTGATTTGATCGCTGTTTCAAAGGTCTTTTTGCCTTTAATAGTCTCATCACCAGTTCTGTGAACAATAGCTTCACTTGACTCAATATGCTTTTTAACAGTGTAAGGTGTCATAGCTACAGAGTTACTTTCACCTTTAATACCTTCTTCAACAGTAGCAATTCTTACAACACCTTCAGTTTCTGATGTTGCAGGTGGATTAGTAAATGATGAATCACCAAAATCAATTACATCAGGAGAAGCTGAGGTTAATGTGATATCAAATGCAATAGCACCAACTGCAAGTTTTGACTTGTTGATAATTGGAGTATCAGATGAGCTGATTGCAAACAGAATACCAGTATCAGTGAATACACCTACAGTGTACACATCATAAGTGGCTGTAGAACTGTCAGCACCTGAGATGTGAATCATCTGATCACCGATATTCTTACCCCCTACAGCTGAACATTCAGCCACAATGGTGCCCATGTCTGTTGTGTATTGTGTAGGCACAATAATATCTGAACCGAACTTGATTGAGGTTAACTTAACTTTGTCAGTACCTGAGCGCTCAGCATTGATCATTGCCTGAATACCAGCTGCGGTTACTAAAGTTGTCTGAGACATAACTATTACTCCTGATTTCTTAAATGCTTAATTGTGAGAGGTCTAATACCTGAGAAATATGTAGCGGTTCCTTTAACTGCACCTTGCAGTCTTGGAGGTCTTTGTATTCTTGCTAATGTCAAAGGACGAACCATAGGAATAACATTAGCGATTCCTTTAACTGTCTGCTCTGGACAGGCAGGAACTTTAAGTCGTGCAAACACGATCTGACGTCGGTATGGATACATCTTTAAATCTGTACCAACCTGTAGATACTGTGTTACTGTATATTGAGAACGCACAGGCTTTACTATATTCAATGCTGTAACAGCATCATCAATAGCTTCGGCTTTTACCTGTTGAACATTCAAATCAATATTGATTTGGAAAGTATGAGGTGTTGATGGTGGGTCAGATTCAAACCATTCTTTTATCTGAGCACCATTACCAAGTGACTCCAGTACATCGATAATGGCTTTCTTGGTACCGTAGTGAGATAAGGTCTTAATGATTGTCTTAAGAACCAACCTCTTACGTGTTACAGACCATGAATCTCGCCAAACCCCCACACGCCACTGTGATGCCAAATGATCTAAAAGCTCACTGGATGCACTATCTAACAGGTAATAAAAAAGGCCATCGTTAAGATGACCTTTTGTATCGCTGTTTGTATGTAATGCCGTAGCAGCATTTTTAAATATTTCTTCATCTGCTATTGAAGACGGTAAAAGCTGATGAAGAAGAGTTTTATCTTCAATCTTATTACTCATCTTCAACACCACCGTAGGTAATGGTTACATCTGATGCAGGACACTGAGCAACCTGAGATTTGGTGACTTCTGTAAAGACAGGTGAGGTTATTTCAACTCTTTTGGCACCTGCATTACGAAGACGCTTAATTAACTCATCAGGGTTAAGATCGCGCCCAATCTTTGTTTGCTGCCACTGTCTGTACTCTTCAACGGCCTGTACTACAGCTGATGTCACCTGAGCTATTCTGTTCACATCACTGGTGTTTAAAAACCACTTAAGATTGATTGTGTAAGCTACAGCTTGAGGTGCACTTACAAGTACGTTGTCTGTCAATGGTCTAATATCATCCGCGCTCAGGTAGTTCTTTAATTCACTAACAAAGGTTTCTGTTGGTAAAGTACCACCTGTTAACAATGGATGGACATATACATTGCCGGCATGCTCAGGCAAGCCGTAAATACTGCAATCTATAATAGCTGCAGAGAATTTTCTACAGTAATACTCGTAACTGTCATGAGGTCCTGCAACAGAGAAAGAGCCTGGTGCTAAATGGATTCTTTGAGCATAGGCTTCATCTGTTTCTGTATCAGCTCCTCCTGATGGTTGATTGATATTCTCTACACTCTCAAGATTAGGTAGAAGATCAACTACAGTGTTGATAGCACCTGCTTTGATATTGTTGGTGTAACTGCCTTCTACAGTTGAGGTTGCCACAACATCAATAGTAGTTTCACCCTCAGGTATTTCTGCTAACTCATTGGTAGCAAACATGGTTGTACCGTCTGATACTCTTGTACCGGCAGGTATTGCATACACACCTGATTGGGCAGTGTTTAAGTTAAATCTTAAAGTGACGACTGACTTTTGAGCGGTAATACGCTGAGTGTTTACCATTTCACCTAGAGCATCTAGATGATCACCTGTAGCATAGGATAAAAGGTTTTGTCTAGCAGCAAGGTTGAAAGCCTGTCTTAACATAGTGCTTTCTGCAGCTAAAGACAGTAAAAACAGCCTTACAGGATCACCGTTAGCTAAAGTTCTACCTGTAAGCTCTTCATACTTACCGATAATGCGTTGCTCGTTAGCTGTAGCATCAACTGTTAAAAAGTTAAGCTCTGGTAAATCAAATCGTGGAAATATTTCACTCATTAATTACAACCTCCAGTGTTACTATAGGAACTAATACGCCCTCTGCTACATCTGATTTATCCTGATCTAAAGCAACAGATTTAACTTTAACTCTGGGCTCATCGCGCTCAATGGCATCAATTATGTTCAATCTCCATAAAGCTAAAGATTGGTTGATAGGAGAATCCAAAGCACTATAATCAACCCCAAAATCTCTATCCAACGGAACGGAGCCTTTAATCGTTTTTAATATAGTGGCTACATTCTGTCTTATCTCAAGAAGTTCATTAGGAGGAGCTAGGCTAATCAGTTCATTCGTTGATACAGTAATTGTCGATACGTTCATATAGAGCCTTAAATAATCTTAGATACCATTGATTTAGCATAAGCTACTAAAGAGAAACCTTTAGCTTCGGTTAGGTTCAAAGTAACATCGCAATTAAGCAAGCCGCCTCGTCCGTCATAGTATTTGCGATCTTCTGACAAATCAGAGAGAATATACTTGCCAAAATAGTCAAGACCTAACACTAAACGATAGGCTTCTCCACTCTCAAGCATCTCTCTTAAAATTGCTAAATACACAGCGGGAGATACTCCTAAATTTCTGATTAACTGAATTTTAAAAGAGACCTTATCGGAGTCTGGCCCTATAAATTCATTTACAGGCTTTTGACCTATGATCTCATGAGATGCATACCTGGCAGAACGCTGCACTTGAAGATCTTGGTAGGTCAGCACTCTTTTATCAGAACAGGTGAACGGTACAAAACCGAACATTCCCTGCAAACCAATCTTCATATTGAATCCTTAGGTAATAAAAAGCCCTAAGGTGTTAACCAAAGGGCTGTATTGATAAATATATGTTTAAGCTCTTAATGTTTATACGTGCTTACGTAATTTTAAGCTTATAGTAGCTGTTTGTATATCACAGGAATTGCCTGTTTGATAAATTCAAAAGTAAGCTTCACACCTAGAGATTTTGCTTTATTGATGATCCTTGACCATAAGTTTTGGTCACGTAACACTTCTAAAAGATCATAACCTTTCATTGTTAAGTGAATTGCGCAGATGCCTGGATTTTGTGCCCAATAGACAGGATGCTGATTGATATTACCTAAATCATCGGTATCACTGATCATTTGGTAATTGGCTATAAGTTCGCTTTCCTGTAAAAGTTCGTAGTGTAGGAGGTATATATTATGTTTGTCTTCTGGTAAAGATTCCCAATGAGATTTAACTTTGTTTTCCTCAATGGCACTCATGATGTCTTTGATAATTAACCAATCTCTTTTCATTATTCATCCAAACAGAGATAATTCATCATATCCTTTTTGATGAGCTTTTGAGTTAGTTCTACAACCAAATCTAAAGGACCATTGATATTGAGATTGTTTAGACCTTCAATAACCTTTTCAAATCCCTTGTAATACATACAATCCAATAAATCATAACCTTTCATGGTTAATGAGCACTTATTAAGATTTGCAATAATCTGCTGAGCAGTACTGTCGCTTTTGATTTGATTACCTAGATTAAGGTATCCACTGTCATGAAGTAACTTAATGTGATGCTGTAGCTCGTTAATGTCATTGCTTGATACAGTACAATTACCAACAGATGCCTCTTCGAGGATATCTTTTAACAGTTTCCAATTTCTGTACATAAGCGCAACCTTTGTAAACAGTACTTATACAATTTTAATAACTTCATATTGGCTAATATTCCTTAATTAGATATCTTATGCATCACATAATCCAAGCAAGAACGTACACAAGTCTCTCTAAAAAAGGCCAAATAAAAATATCACTAAAAAAACATGGAGAATAGTGTTCATCTGAGATAAATTTGTACCATTCAGGGCAGGAAAGAAGTACATATACTGTAAAACAAATAATTAGACAATATTTATGTCTCTTCCAAAATCCTTTTAATGCATCTTTAATTGATCTTAGTAACTTCATAATTACCTAATAACTGTCAGAAAAGAGCATCAAGATTGCTTATAAATCTCCATACTCCATAAAAGAAAGGCCAGATAAAAGCATCATCAAAATGATGAGGCATATAATAATGAGGATCAAAAAGAAAACTATACCACTCTAAAGATGAAAAGCCAACATAGATTATAAATCCAACAATTAGACAGTATTTATGTCTCTTCCAAAATCCTTTTAATGCATCTTTAATTGATTTTAGTAACTTCATAATCATCATCTACAGTAAATTCAAAAGATACCGGCTCATAGTCTTGGATTACATGGTTGTCAGACAAAACTACAAAATCCTTACCTTTATTATAGGTCTTTCTAAAGTCTCTAAAATCACTATTATTTAATTTTACATAATTAAAAAGATCTAACGGTCCTATTAAGAAATCTAATAGATTCGCCGACCAATACCCAAGGTATTCATTATCAGCAAACTGAAAACTATCCTCAGCATAAACAGCTAATTGATTTACAGTAACCTTGTACCTGTTGTCATCAATTTTATCAATTGTTCCTGCAGGCAAGCTTTTTAAAGTAAAACTTCCCATTGCAGCAAACAAACCGTTAGGATATAGATTGCTTGTTACACCTTTATTATTAACCGATGCAAAGTTGTTTGAGCCAATATGTCTGTTATTACTGTTACTGATAAAATGGAACTCAGTTAAATCAGGATCATCTTTTAACTGCTTAGCTAACATCCTTGCAAGTTCTTTCTTACCTGCTTCATTGGTAGCATTTTTTATAAGTTCATCTGTTTTTTCTTTTACATCATCATATTTGTACAACCAATCCCATTTGATAAAGAACGGATCATCATAGCAATCATCATCTAGCTCATACCTTTCTTTACCATTTTCGATAATTTTGTGTCGATGCTGTTCAAAATCAAAACCGTCATTACACAGCCACTTTTCAAACATCAGTGCAAGGTAATACCAGCCTTGCTTGTCTTCAGCTAAAGGAACTTTAACTTTTGAGATGTGTCTTGCAATCTCAGGTAAAGTAACAATAGTTTTAAACTCATCAACTGATGATACTGGTAAAGTGCACTTTTGATTATCAACGACTATATCTACAGTTGGCATGATTAAACCAAGAGAGCTGTTACCTTTATCCGGTGTTGTTGAAGATGAACCTTGCTCACTTTGCTGCTCTTTTATCTTTTTAGCTGTTACTCTGTCTTTGTAGTCAACAGAGGGCAGAGAGTTGACTACTTTCATTTTAGTAAATGCTGCTTGATGTCTGTTTTTGCATTCAGCATTACCATCATCAGCAAATGTTGTTGATGAGCCTTGTGCTACAGAACCACCGCATGACACACTGTCACCAATACGACCTACAGGAATACCATTAACAAAGACTGTAGAAGAACCTGATGCAATTGCTCCTGAGTGTGGAATATGGATAATACAGCCATGAGCTGAATATGAATCACCAACTCTACCTACAGCAATCTTGTCAACAAATACATTTGATGATCCTGAAGCTAAAGACACTGGAGGACATAAGTCATGACCTGTATTAGTATCACCAACTCTTGTAACAGCAGGCATATTTGCTCCTAGTTAATGTTTACCTTAGAACCTGTAATATTTACGTTAGCACTTGAAGATATGTTGATATTTCCTTTAGCATCAAGGTTGATAGTACCGTCTGTAGTTACATTCACAGAAACCTTGGTAGTTACATCAACCTTTTGTCTGTCAGCGTGGATATGAGTATCAGCAATGACAACATCAAGTTCATGTGATTGTCGGTTATAAGTAACTGTGGTTCCATCAGCAAATTCTACCTTGCGTTCATCTTGGTTCGTTGTAGGAGGTTGAACATTACCGGCATAGAAAGAGCCTAAGATAAAACCTTCCTCGATACCCTGAGGCATAAACACACATAAAACATCATCACCAACATCAGGCATGTTGTAATCGTGATTTTTGAAGGTATTACGGCACAATACAGCCAGTTCATGAGTTGTAAGGTTATCCTCATCAGAGATGGTTACTCTTGCCGTGTGCTTTTGAGGATTAGTAGAGCTTACTGTACCTACACGAATAATCTCTGTTAAGGTGCTCTCTAAACTAGATACGCGCTCATTTGCTGATAAAAAGTCGTTGTTCATTAGTATGTATTGTTTACTCTTCTAACATCCAGTGATGTCACATAACCACTAGGACCCATTGAGTGCTCAGCTCTTTCGATGATGAAGTTACCATCAAAAGAACCAAAACCGGTTAACTCAATTACAGAGCCCGCCACCATAAGAGGATCACCTACTACAGACAAAGAGCCTGTAGTCTGTCTTAAGTTCAACTTACGAAGTGTGGCTTTAGCTAAACGCTCTGCCTCTTTTAAAGAACAGCAGCGTTTCTTTAAAACGTATGTTTGACCTGATTCCTCAACACTATCGTCAGTGTAGGTGTAATCCTGATCTTCAACTTTCTGCTTTTGATTGCCCTTTTTAGCTTTGGCAGTAGATGTCTTTTTAGACTTGGTATCTACATTGTTAGAGCCAAAGATGTCAGGATTTGAAGTATCAGCCTGTACTGCTACAGGAGATGACTGAACAGCAATCTTTGATTGAGCAGATTGAGTTGATGAACCGCCTTTATTGGAATCCTGACGCTTGGTAGTGTCACGCCATTTAACTGTACATGCTTTGTATCTTTGTGACTGTTGAGCCTGAAACGACCAGTTTAAGATAGGGCTTGTACCTAGATTGTAGGTCTTTACAGCTTTCTTACTTTCATAGCTCTTTTGGTCAAAGATAATACAGGTTTGAGCGCTTACCTTTACTGATAAGCCCGCATCTTTACATAAACGCTGTAGAAGAGCCAAATCGCTTTCACGTTTTTGATCTAACCTGTCATACTCTGGCACATCTTCACAGTCAAAGAAGAACTTAAGACCTGCCTCATCGGCTATCTGCTGACCTAATGTTTTTAAGCTTATGTTCTCAAAGTTACGTGTTTTAAGCTCACGTCTGATGGTGTTATCTAAAGGAATACTTACAGCCGAGAGCTCAAATATTCTTGGTGAGCCTGAGGTCTTTAAGCTGTCTACGATCATGGTATCTGTAGCTAAACTGCCTCTACTCTCAGTTTCAAAAGTAGCTGTGATTTTAGCACCGCGCTCAGGAGACCAAGAGCCAGCCCATTTACCTGTTTCGTCTTTTAACGTAACTGTAAGTTCGTCGCCTTCATCTTCAATCTTATCTGTATAAGAGATGTTTAAAAGATCTTCATATACATCTTTTGAGATATCAGTATCCTGATAAACAACACTTACAAAGGTATGTAGTACAGAAGCTAAGTTATCCATTACTGTTTCTCTTCCATGGTGGTAATAACTGAGGATCTATAGTTCTGGGTGATACATTGATATCTGGTATAACAATCTGTAGATCAGCAGGCATAATTGCATAGTGACTTAAAGATAAGTTTGCAGCTATAAGCTCTGACATCAGATACTCACTGCCCAACTGTTCTTTAGCAATCTTATCCCAAGTGTCACCTTGGATTGAATTATATATTTTGCTCATATTGTTCTATACTTTAAACAAATCTCAATCATTACAGGTATGTCTATGCAAGATGATAAAAAGCTGTCTTTAAAAGACTGGTTTGAACTAAATTTAGGAAGTAACAACGTACAAAGAACTGTTTTACTTATAGCTCTAGCAGTGATATTTCTTACCATTGGAGCTTTAGGTTTCTTTGTTTTGTACCTTATTTCTTTATTTGTCTCTGCCTTTGTAGGCTTTGTATCTTCTTACATTTTAGGCGACAGCTTTGCAGATACTGTAGGCTCAGTTTGCATGGTTGCATTCCTTATTCTAGGAACTCTTGCAGGTGTTTTTTATCTACTAGAAGAGTTCCTGAGCATAAGCAGACTTAACTTTAAGAAAAAGTAAGTCTTGACCTGTCACTAAAGAGTTTTTCTAACTCTCTCTTCAATGAGTTACGACCCTCAGTTAAAGCCTTAGTTACCTGAGCATAAGGATCTGCTTTTTCACTGTTACCAGCATTAACTGTGATTTGAGGATTAAAGTTAACAACTATGGATGAGGTCTTAGTACTATTGCCACCATAGGTTGAGTTAACCGTTGAATTAGATACGTTGTTAGTAGTTCCTAAACTTCTATCTAACTCAGGTATCATCACCACTGATGGAGCATAACCATATCTGTTTTGAGCTTCCTGACTTGAGAAGTTTGTTACAGCTTCATTACGTGCACTGTATTCAGCGTTTTGGGCTGATACAGATAACATTGATTCAAGTTTTGATAATGGAAGTACAGCTTCATTTTCCTTACCTTCACCAATCAATGCCAGTGTAGGTGCTGTAGCAATACCACCTGTTGCAAGGGCAGGTATTTGAGGCATCTCAAAACCATAGGTTTTACCACCAACACCAGGCACCCAATCAGGAATATCAACACTGATAGAGCCAATAGATGAAAAGGCTTTATTGATAAGGTTGATTAAACTGTTGATAGGAAGCTTTGCCAAATCTACCAATGCGCCAAAGACGTTACCAAAGATATTTTTAACATTCTCCCAAGCAGCACTCCAGTTGCCTGTAAATACATTGGATACAAAATCAATTATGTTACTAAAGATTGCTTTTACTCGTTCCCAAACACTTGATACAGCTGATATCAGTGTCTTAAAGCTGTTTACTGCTGTTCCTATTACAGTTTGAACTACAGTAGCAATACCAGGGAACTTTTGCGCAAACCAATCCCATAGCTGACCTGCCTCTTCCTTAACAGTATCCCAGTTTTGGTATAACCATACACCGGCTGCAATCAAGCCACCGATTAAACCAATGATTAAACCAATTGGATTTGCCATGAGCACAATATTTAAGATCCTGCCAGCTGCAGCCAAACCTTTCATTACAGTAGAGCCCACAATCATAGCTGCACTCATAGCCTTTTGAGCTGTTACATATAACCAAGTCTTAGCTGTTGATAAGCCTGTCATATTGGCTAAAACAGCCATTACAGCTTCTGCTGTTTTTGCTACAGTAGAGCCCACAATCATAGCTGCGTTTTTTGCCTTTTCTGCAACTGTAAGTGCAATGGTCTTGTATGTCTGTAGACTAAAAACTACAGATAGAGCTGACACAACAGCTTTGTATGCTGTAGCAATTCCTTTTCCTGTTAAAAGAACAGCATTGTGTACTTTATGAGCTACAGTACTTGCTATGACTTTGTAGGTGTTAAGGCGGAACAGTGCAGTAAGCCCTTTAAGAACACTTGCAGATACCCTCATACAAGTGGAGCTTGCCGACATTACGCCATTTGCTACAAGCCAAACCTGCTTTAATCTGCCGAAGATTACAACACCTCTGCCAATACAGGTGATTAAGCTACCGGCTACCCATGTTAAAGCACCAAGGGCAATCTTACCACCTGCCATTACACCAAAGAGATATAACGCGCTCTTGGTCAATGTAGGGAACTTTTGCGCAAGATTTACGATCATTGTGCCAAGCTTAATGGCTTTGCCTAAAAGGTCATTCCATACAGGTAACAATTGCTGACCAATAATAATGGACAGAGCCTTCATATTGTTAGCTAAGATCTTCTGCTGAGCTTCAGCAGAGCTGTCAGCAATATCAGCATCTTTTTGAACACTGCCTTTATTGTCTGATGTAGCTGTATTCATACCAAGATCATAGTAACCAGCTTTGTTTGAAGACAACTTATCTACAGTAGCCAGTAACTCTTGGTTCTTACCAAAGATTTTAGACATGGTTGCCTGTTTTTCAGCTTTTGGCAACTTGTTTAAAGCATCTAAAACAGCAGAGATAGCAGCCTGAGCTGATTTAGGACCACCATTCATTGCCTGAGCTAATTTCTCAGCATTTATGCCTAGAGCATTCCAACCTTCAAGCTGATTCTTGGTTGCACCCTTGCCCATTGTCAGAGACTTGATAAACAAGGTTTGTGAGGTAGATGCAGCACTTGCAGATGAAGACATCTTGGTGAATGCTGCTGATAAACCTACAATCTGATCATTGGTAAGAGAGGTAAATGATCTTACGGTAGTAGCAGAGTTCTGCATTACACTGATTAAAGAACCGGCATCAGCCTGTGCAGCCTTTGACACAGAATTGATAATATCAAAGAGCTGTGTTGTCTTATACATATCACCAGTTAACTGATCGTTAAACTGATTAAATGCGTTTGACACAGTATCACTTGACAGATTTAAAGCATCTGATGCGTTTGCTACAGCTACAGAGTAATCTTTAATCTGCTGTATATTCTTAGGATCTACAGTACCTGCTGTAATGCCAGATACCTGTATCTTCTGATACTCACCAACAGAAAGATCATCCTGCTTAGAAAGCTCCATGTTAATCTTCATGAGAGCTTCAGCTTTGTCAGTGTACAAAGCTAGATTTTTAGTTTGAGCATCAAAATCAATAGCATCGTTTAAAGGCTGTTGCACTGTCTTTAACATTGCATAGCCTTCTAGCATAGAAGTAGCACCTGACATCCTTAAATTTTTGCCAGACTGCATGATATCCTGACCGTGATTTACGGTTTTAGATGCTTTTTCTATAGCTTCAACGTTCTTTTTTAAGATTGAATTTTGCTGTTCATACTTTTTAGAAAGCTCCTCTACAGACAAACCTGCAGTTTTGTTTTGAGACTCTAAATCACTTAACTCATTCTTAACTTTGTTAAGTTCATCTTTGTACTTGTCAGCTACTCTTTGTGCTTTATCAAAATTAGACTGCATTGAGGCTGTGACCTTGCTTGCAGTCGACATTTTGGTTTTAAGCTCTTCTACCTTCTTGGCATATTTGGCGTACTTGTCGATTGCTCCAACAATTTCTTTACGCTTTGTGATTACAGCCTGTAGCTTTTCAATTTCCCCTGCAGCAGTTTGAGTTTTAGTCCCCATTGTGCTCAGTTGAGTATTTACAAGCTTGATACTGTCATTAAAAGCTTTGCTGATTTTACCGGCAATGTTTAAAACAAGTTCGCGCTCAATAGCCATGGTTAGAACTTCCTTGGTTTATCACTTCCAGCTGTTTTTTTTGTTCAGCAACAACGTCTTTGATAAGTGACATCAAGTCACCTAATGGAAGCGATTCTAATTCAAGATATGAAGAATGTAGGTACTGTGACATTCTTATAACTCCTCGTCTTAAAGTATGAAGCTGTTCTTCAAGAGAGGAGTTGGAATCAATACCTACGCTAGCAAAAAAGATGAGATTTGTAGAGTTAATGCAATGTAATCAGGGGCAGGTAACTGCTCAGCAAAAGCCAAAGGTTGTTTTGCTAAAGATGTTGCAATAAAAGCAGCAAACTTATCATCACCTGATATAGCCATTACAATATTACTTGCCTGTAATTTTTCTTGAGCACTGTCTTTTGTAGTTGCATAATCTCTTAAAAGCTTATGTAACTGAGAACCATTTAGAGCTTCAATTGGAACTTCTAAAGATTCGTAAGTTTTACCATCATATTCATATGGAGTCTTAAAAGTAATTTTCATAATGGATATCCTTTAAATTAGTAACTTGTATTTGATAGTGTGCAGATGAGTTGTCAGGCTGAATCAGACAACCTGACAATCACTCCTTTAAGACAAGCCTAAGTCTTTGCGTACGCCCTCAAGGTAGTCAACGCCGTTGATTTTACAAATGTAGTTTAGTTTATCGATTTCATACTTATCTACACCGTTTACTTTGTACTTCACATAAATACATTCAGACTGAACATTCTCATTTGTAGCTACACTTGGTTCATAATCACCTGCGTCAAGGGCTAAAGTCTGAGCTTTTAAAAGATATTCTATAGGCTGTGTAGATAATTCGTGGGTGCGCGGATCAATAAATTGAGCAGAAGCTAAAAGTTTTAATTCATGAACTTTTAAAGCCAATAGTTCGACAGCTGCTTCGGTAGGTGCTCTCCAGTTCAAAGTTGTGGTCATAGATTTAACCTGACCTGGAACAGGTTGATTAAATGAACCAGCAATGCCAGAGCCTTTGATTTCTACTGTTTCATACTCAAACTTAGGCGGTGTCATTTTTACAGTTCCATAATATCTATTATTTTCCCCGTAAGCCATAAAGTTAATAAGTTCCAGAGGCTCGTTTAATTTTAAATCTGCCATATATCACCTCTTAATTAAATAGTTTTTTTAAATTTGAAGAGTCATATTCAAGAATGAACTCAATTTCACGGTTTGGAACAGGAGGAGTCATCTTGAGATGGAATCTAGTTATTCCATTGTTTAAATCAGTTAGAGGATTTTCATCTTCTAAAAATTCAATAGAACCTCCCAAAAGAATTTCTCTGCTTATATAACCGTTTAACATGATCCCTACACTATCAAGAACAGAATTAATCTGTCTGCGATTTAATGGATTATCAACTTTCTGCCAATATGTTTGTACAAGAATTGTTGAAATATAATTAAACATTCTGCGAACACATATATATGTGTCTTTAGGATCAGTGCTTCCTGGATATGCACCTGTGCGGTTGCCAAAGCAAACCCAACCGCTTGGCAAATTATTGGCTGTTACAATGCCCTGTCCGTTTAAGTGTTCTCCTTCTTTAGTGCCAAAGCAAATTTCTGTTCCATCAGATAAGCACATTCCAGTACATTGAAGTTTCTTATTTGAAGGAGATACATAAGGAATTCCCTCATTATCACTATCAACCTTAGCTAATAGAGCTGCCATCTGAGATGAATAATTGTAAATAGTGCCTGATAGATTTAAACAAGGCCATAAAACAATCTCATTAGATGAAATGAAATTTGAGGTAGTTTTAAAAGCAGGAACATCGGTGTAATCTTTTACAGTAGAAGGAACATCAATTAGAGCAACTGCTTTGAACATATCAGAAAAGCTATCGGCCTTTGCTGACATAGCTGCTGCAACAGCTTCATCACCTGAGTATCGAGGGCAAACGATAATTGTAGGACCAACTCTAAACTTTGGATATACATTATCTAGAAGCTGTAAACCAGAGACATTTTTATTAGAGTCAATACCACCGATAATGTTTTCTGGGGTTACTTTGCTTGGATCTAATACTTCAGCAGCTACAACAATATCTGCATCAGTCGCTAACTTAAAATCAGTTGTAGAAGCATCAGTTAATGAAGTAACAACAACATAACCATCCTCATCAAACTCGGTTACATAGTCGACGCCTAAAACGTAAGGTTCAGATCCATCTTTACGAAGCACTAATGATGATAATAGAATGCCAGCTTCTTTAATGGTAGCTGAGCCAGTCTTTTTATCAATAGTTAAAGAAGTTGTCTTAGCTGTTTCTTTATGTTTCTTAGGATCTAAGACGTTAACAAAAACGACTGGGGAAACATTGTATAGTTGGAAGAAAGTATACATAACCTCTGATAAGGTGTAATCATAGTTCTTAAATCCAGTATCTTTTAATGTTGCCTTCTGAAAACCAAAAGCTTTAACAGCTTCTGCGTAGTTGTAGCAGAGGACAGGTTTGTTAACGTTGTTTTCGTCTACCTGATTGATAGGTGCAGTACCAACAACAAAAGGGATTGCAGAATCAACTTCTACAGGAGAAATCAGAGAAGTGGCTATTTCACTTGTTCTGACACCGTGTCTATATGCCATATATTAACCTCATTTAATTTGAGAAAGAAAAGTATTAACAACGGCATCAGGAATAGTTCTGACGTCGCCCACAGGAAAGATCATTGATGCAAGGGTTGGAGCTTTAGCTATTAAATCTTTAATAAAATCAGGATAGTCGGGACCTGAAAATAATAGGCCGTACTTAAGTCCAACTTTATTTACATTAGGACCAGCATAAATTCTAGGAAATTTAAGCTGTGTTTTGGACACAGATTCAGTTTGAGTGCTGACCTGATTAGAAGTGTCTACAGCTTTAATTTGCTGTTGTAATTGTTTACTCATGTTTATTTCTCCTTAAAATAATCATTTTTGTATAAAAAATTGTTTGAAGGTGCTGGATATTTCCATGTAGTAGAGAGCATTGCCTGCCACATTTTTGGGGCACCTGCTTGGGCAGATGCATCTGGAAAGATCCACTTGACATCGGATTCAGGAATGTAACGTTTATCTAAACTGCTTTCAATTTCAGATAGAGCTATCAGAAGGCGCTGAACAATGTTTAGAACCTCGGCATAACCTTCATTACCGTCATGCCAAGATCCGCAATATATGTTTACAGTGGCATGCGCAAACTCTCTGTCTACTGTTCCTGCAGAAGGAACAACCAAAACAAAAGGATAATCATCGTTTTCACTTTGCCTTTTAGGTGGAAGACAGCCTTTAAAAATGGAAATGCGCTTGTAAGAAGCCTCACTTTTCTCTGTTTTCTCAGAAATAAGTTCAGTTCTGTTTAAAGAGCCTGGTCGTATCTCTGTAACTTTGTCAGGAGCTGGTTGCATAAGATTTGCTAAAGTGCTCTCGCAAAATTTTGCTACAGCATCTACTAGATTATTTATTACCATTCTTACTTAACTCATAATCAAGTTCATGTTGAAGACGTTCCTCGAAGTAATCCTGTGTTTCTTCAGATATTTCATCTAAGATTTGAGGATCTTCGATTAACTGAGGAACTGCAGGTCCTGTAACTTTTTCTACAGGTCGTCTTGCATCGCCAACACGTCTAAAAACGTGTCCCTGCCATACAAAACCATTACCTACAGTACGTTGAACATTTCTTTTGACTGATACCCTGACAGGCCGTTGCGTTGCGCCTGTAGTGTCGTATTTAGGCTTATAGGAGAACTTATCAATACCAAGAGGAGGACCTATGATAATGATTTGAGCACTATCGTCCTCTTTGTGTACTGACATAGCTTCCTTGACAGCCGATGTCTGTACCGTGTAGTTGTCTTTGATAACTTGAGTGATTTTCTTTTTGGCAAAAGGAAGGGCCCTTGATAGAGCCCTTGATTTTGCTTTTTTAGTTACTTTTTCTAGATCTTTAAAAGGATTTTCAGAAATTGTAAGTTTAAGATCACTCATTGTTCTTCATCTGCTAAAACTATACGTATGACACCATATTCAATCGACACCGAGCGAACTACATACTTCACCCCATCAAGAGTTACGCTTTGCCCCTTAACAGGCGCACCGATAGCTTCTTCAGATACATACAGCTCAGTTAGATGCTCAAATACACCTCCATTAGCAAAGCTTCCTGAAGCTGTATCTAAACGATCATCATCTACAAGACACTTGATTGATTGACCTTCATACTTGTGTACGTCAGAAAACTCATCAAGATTAAAAAATGTCTTGTCTATGTCATTAGCTATTGCATCTTTAAAAGCAGACATTATTTTTTACCAGTTGTTTTCTTTGAAGATGTAGAAACACCAGCAGATTTTGAAACACTGGTATCAGCGTTAGTCTTAGTAGGATTTGCATCATCAACATTTTCAGCAAAACCACCATTAACTAAAAAGGCAGAGTCTTTATCATCGAACTCTGCCTTTTCATCTGCTGGATAATACCTATCTTTAAAGATCGTATTCTTTAAAAATCTAACCTTACTCATTAAACGATTCCTCTGATAACATGGAAAAGCTGAGGATCTACAACATCAACCACCGGTGCTGACTGAATTTGAACAACCTGACCTTTTTCATAGTCTCTCTGATACCATGAATCAGTAATTCTTGCACCTGTTTCAAGTCTACCTTCTCTAAATTCAGAATCAGAAACTTCGCAAGCACCATAAGCTCTCCAAGCACTCTCTGTAGTACCGGTTCCTGAAGCAACCATTAAAGCTGCATCATCAGGGAAATATTTATAATTTTTGCCGTTAACAGTATAGTTACCAGTGTATACGTAAATATTTACACTAGGATCTGACAGATAGCCTTTGTATTTAATACAGTTCTGGTTTTGGTCAGCCTGAGGATTGATCTTACCTAAATCAACACGCTGATTATCAAATAGATTATGACCTTTATCAGTTTGCAGGTACTTTAACAAAGCCTGATATGCATTTAGTCCTAAGTATAGATCTTGAGGCTGGCGACCTGACTGAGTTGACATTTTATCTGCAACTAACTGTAAGTCAGATATAGGATCAGCATTTGACTCATTCCATTTTGTAGTTAAATTGGTAATAGGCTTTTCATTTGAACCTAAATACTTCCAAAAATCAAATTCACCGATATTTTGAGATTTATTGGTTACCTGAATTTTGCCTGTGAGTAATGCATTAATACACATATACTCTTCTCTACGTGAAATTCTTTTATCAATCAGATCCAATCCTCTACGAACTGCAACTGATAATCTGACAGCTCTACGATCCACATTGATTGAGTTTACTAAAATATTTTCACCTGGAGCACGATCTTTTAACTGGCGAGCAGTAACTACAAATCTTTCGTCAAAATATGCAGGATTAAAAGCTTCAGTTACAAAACCTTTAGGTGTATTTAGATGGCCATTACCTTCTACAGTTGAGAAATTAGCCATTTCTCTGTCACGATGATCAACGACATCTATTAAGCATGATTCAGTATCAAATTCTTTAAAAACAGGGAAAAATCTATCTCTAAAATAGGTAGGGGTTTTAATATCTTTCTCAATGACACCCATTAAGGTCTGTCTTGAGAATAAATCAATATAATTTAGTTCTGCCATAATAAGCTCCTGTTAGTTAACATTTCGACGAATAATGATTCCACGTTCACGAAGCGCTACATAAAAATCTTCAAAACTTAGTGGGGTAGCATCGTGAGACTGATCTGCAGCAGGAATTGCACCAGCATCTAATAAAGAAGACTGACCATTAAATGATCCTCTTACATAAACTGTTGCAAATAAATCTCCGTTTTCGTCTTCATTTTCTGAGCAGTTAACATCTCTAACAACAATACCAAAAGGAATATCTGACTTTGCAGTCATTGCTTTAATAGTCTTGGTTGTTGAATCATATTTAACAATCTGACCTCGGTGGAAAGATGCACCTGCGTCGATAGCTTCATCAGTAGTAATGTAGATATCGCGAGAATCTGCCAGTAAATCATCAGGCTTCCACTCACCAATGCGTCTATATAATTGCTTAGTCATCTTATAGCTCCTTTGTTTTTTCCATTAATGAAATCCATGCCTGACTAGCTGCAACTGTTCCTGTCATATTTTCAGATGAAGTGCCGGCATCAGGATTTGATGAAGCAGAAAGCTTACTTAAAGTGTCAGCTACATTCTCAGCATCTTTTTTAACTGCTTCAGCTTTATTATGCTGAGTTAGATCTGACTGCTGTAGAATAGCTAGAGCCGTCTGAGCCGCATCAGCAAATGTCACATATTTAGCATTGTCCACAATTTGAGGGTTCTTATCTCTAATTGCATCCAATGACTTTAATCTTGAGCGTTCTGCAGTAAGTGCAGCATTTACAGCATCATTTACAAGGGCATTGGTAAGCTCAGGATAATGTGATTTAAGCTGCTCAATACTTGTAATTGCAACTGCACTAGATACAGAGCCTTTTACTGAAGCTTGTGCATCAGTTACTTTGTTTGCAACATTAGGATTTGTTGCATTTTTAATATCTGCCATATCTGTTTTTTCCTCTTTTATGACTAAATTTTGGGGCTGTTTTAAACCGCCACTTAAAGCAACTCCTCCTAATACTGGTGTACCATCAGTATCAGCTTGAGCTACAACTTTTGAAGTAGGTATTAGTTCATCAGCCAAATGACATTTAACAGCATCCTCAGCTGAGAACCATGTTTCAGCATCCATAAGACGCTTAATTTCGTTAATATCCATGCCTGATTTATCTGCATAAATCCTAGCCATTGAATCAGCAAGAAGCTCTAAATTGTCAGCTTGCTTTCTTAATGCATGCTGATTGCCCATAGCAACATTTAAGGGGTTATGGATCATCAAAAATGAGCCTTGCATCATCCTTACATGGACATTTGATAGTGAAGTAATAAAAGTTGCTGCGGATGCAGCCCAACCTAAGACGTTACAGGTGATCTTTCCTTTATGTTGAGCAAGAAGATTACGAATCGTCATTGCTGAGTTTACTGAACCACCTGGAGAGTTAAGGTTTATAGTAATGTCAGCATTTGGTGAGATTTTTCTGTACTCTGATACAAAACTTTTATCAGAACTTGCTGAAAAAAAGCCGTCATTATCAAATGTACCTATAAGATCTAACGTAGCTTGTGAGCCATCGTCATTTGTCTGTATTTGAATCAGCATTATCTACTTGCTCCTCATCTCCTGTATCTTCATCTTTCTTTATGCTTTCTTCCTGATTTTCTGTATTTGAATTGGTATCAGCACTCTTTGCAGTAGCTTTAGCTATAAATTCAAACATTTTTAGCTCTTTTTCACGCTGAGAAGCGATATCTTCAGCACTCATACCGTTCAATTCACCGGCTTCTTGCTGAATTGTGCTCAGGTTATTGTTAATTCTAAGAATCGCTGCTTGAACTTCCTTGGTAGGATCTAAACAGCCAACACTGTCACCTACGACATTGATATGAGTGTATGCATCAAAAATCATAGGATCTTCAAGTGCACCTGGAGCACTAACACGACCTTTGCAGATAGCTTCTAACAGCCATTCTTTAAAAAAAGGCTTAATAAACTGACCTACAAACATCTCTCTTCTAATTCTGAAAGCTTTATTAGCTTCAAGTTGAGCTGCTCTTGATGCGCTGTACGAAGCTATAAAGTGCTTTACAAGCATCTCGTAAGGAAGATCAATACCTGCGCCCATCATGCGAGCTTGTGTCTCTATAAAAGCAGAATATAAGCTGTTTGGACGCTGTGGATTAGCAATTTCAATGTCAGTATCAGAAGGAAGAGTGGTAATAGCGCCTTGACCAAGTCGAATTGTTGAAGGATCTATATCCTCTATTTCCTGATTTAATGAAGGAATATCTGTATTAATTCCATCGGCAGGATGATTCTTTTTCAAAAATACGGTGAAATATGAGCTTATAACAGCTGCCATAAGTTCACTTGAGTCGTATCTTTCAATCTGTTTTAAATTTTCTAAAACGGAAGATAAAAGAGGCACTCCACGTCTTTGACCTGGTCGTTCATAATCCATAATGTGAAGAATGTTGTGTCTGCCCGAAGCTCCATAAGCTTCAACTTTTACAAAATCATCACCGTTAAACTTGGCTCTTCTACCTGAATAATCACCAGGATGAAATTTTGCGATGTAATAGCTTTTTGCCTCGCCATAATCGCCAATTTCAATGCCTTCTCGTATATCTTTCGATAAATCGCATAAATCTGCACTATATTTATTGGTTGGATTGCATATTCTATCGCCTTCGATCAAATATCCCTTCAAGCTATAGTGACTGTTAGGCCTTTCAATGTAAGGCATTGCCACAAAGCAATCACCGCTCATAAGTGCAGACATAAATACCAAGCGTTGCATTTGGTAGAAGTTCATAGAACGTTGGGCATCACATGCTGTAGATTCGGAATAAGCTAACCATTCGCGCTCTACATTCTTTTCCCACGCTGTAGCCTGTGCATCAGATAGCCCTAAAACGTCTCTATCAACATGAGGATGAACCATAAGGCCTGAACCAACAACTCCAGATGTAATGGTTTTAATTGCTCCTGCTGCTAGAGGAGAGCTCATGTAAAGATCTCTACTACGCGCTCTTAAAAGGGGTAAATTTCGAGTAATATCTTCATCAGGAGCTAAACCTTCTGCAAACCATTCTCTAAAAGCTCTCTTTGTTCTGCTTGCTCCAGAATTAGCATATCCTGAAGCTTCTCTTTGGGAATGTATTCTGCTCATTTATTAGCCTTTAATACTCTGTTGGAACAGCAAATTGAGTTCTTACATCACCACAATCGTTGTCAAATTGTGATAGAAGGTTCAACAAATACTTTTCTCTGTTTTGTAAAGCATTTGGATCTATTCTTGTAAGGCTTCTGCTTCCAATTGTGTAGGATTGCCCACCTGTCATAACGGATTGCATGGTACTTCTAAGAGATTTAAGCTCTTCAACCACTTCACTCCTGATATAACCATCAATTTCACGGTATCTGACACCATCTACAACACGATAGGTCTTGTTTCTTACTCTTATATAACTGGTAGTCATGCTTTAAATCTCATCACCAATGCTTGAATAAACAGCTGAACGTTTCTTTTTAGCAATCTTTTTGGTAGTAGGTTTTGGTCCTTCATTAGCATTAGCTACATACAGCTCATATGTAGGTTTCATAAGCTCAAGTGCTGCAGTTGCATACACATAGCAATCTAAAGCCTCATTACGCTCTCTAATCTTCTTCCATCCTTCATAGACTTTGCCTCTTTCATACTTTCTAACAAATACCTCAGCGGTTAGCTGTTTGAAGTATTCTTCAGTAAAACCGTTGTCACGACCACGAGGAAAGTGAACAAAGCTAGGGCCGATATCCTGATTAGATAAGCGTTGCATAATCAGACGCTTGCCGGCATCAACGCCCAAAACAAACAGATGCGCTCTGTAGCGATTGTTGTTGGTTGGTCTGTCTACAATTGGTTTACCAATAGTTGATGAGCCTTTGATTGAGAACACTCTTGAACGCTCACGTTGCTTGGTGTACTGGTAAACTTTGTCAGTTAAAGTACCATCACCTGAGTCAATGAATGTGCATGAGATAGTTAGCTCACGACCATCTTCTAATTGGAACTTTTCCATAAGTGTTACATCTAAAGCTGACCAAACTTCAGATAGCTTAGGATCACCTTGAATAATGACATGCTTAATGCCATAGCTTTCGTAATCTTTAGCCCAACCAAAGATAGATGCTTCTAAACGGTCATGCTGAACATCGATGCCACAGGTAAACATTAAGATCTCTTTTGGAAGACCTTCAACAGGGTAGAACTCTCTACGTTCTGACAACTTTTCCCATAAGCTTAAGTCAGCTTCATCTTCGTGCCATGGTTCGCCAATCTTTAAGTTAATAAACTCTTGAAGTCCTGCTTTATCCTTTTTGCGGTTAGCTTCAACAAAATCATCTACAAGATCTTTAAGCTCAACCCATGGAGAGCAGAGAGAGGTTAGATGATATCCAACAGTTTTAACCTCCGGTACTTTGGCAACCCAAATACCACTCTCAAGAAGATAAGGATCTGGTTTACCATTGCCACGAACTTTGGCATGACAATGTGGACACTCCATTCTGATACTGTCTTCTACAACAGTTCCTGTTCCGTCTTTATCCCAATGCACGTTGCCCCAAGCCATTTCAAAGCGTTCACCACATTTAGGACACTTGACCATAAACTCACGTTGGTCAGACTTCATAAATTCCGAATAGATAGTAGGACCGCCTTCTCTTACCTCGGTAGTAGGAGTAGATACAAACACTATCTTACGGTTTGTGAAGTTCTGTGTACGCTGTACGGCTAGTTTTAAAGGGTCGCCTTCCTGGGTCGAGCCAAAGCGGTCAATCTCATCAGCTAAAAGAACTCTAATAGGTCTTGATGCCAGTCCTGCTGGTGAATTTGAACCAACCATTGCAAGATAACCACCTGTAAAGTTCTTCATACGGATGGTTGATCCTGCCTTACGACTTCTACCTTTCTCTTTATCTATAGGTTGAGACATCTTGTCTCTTAAAGCAGGTGATGCCTGTAAGGTAGGATCAATTCTTTCTTTGGAGAATGCCTCTGCTGCTTCAACCGTAGGCTGAACCATCATGATTGATGAAGGCTCTTGGTCGATGTAATAACCTAGAACGTTTATCAATAACTCTGATTTAGCTACCTGAGATGCTGCCATAATGACAACTTTCTCTACAGAGTGAGCTGTAGCCATATCTAAAGGCTCTCTCATGTAGGGCACACGTGCAGTTCTCCATAGACCAGGCTCAGGAGAAGTTCCTGCTGCTACCATTCTGTAGGTATCAGCCCATTGAGAGCCTGTAAGCTTTGGTCTTGGCTTTAAAGTCTTAGCTAAACCTTTGGCGAACCTATTTGACGAATAGCTCGTGCAATTCTTCAAGAGCATTGTTGATTTCATCAGATAAAATCTCCTCAATGTCTCTTGCGGTTCTACCTTCGCACATGGTTGATACTCGTGAAGGTAATGTGGTTAATTTTGAACGGATTAAATTACCGACTTTTTCGGCATCAGCGTCTACTTCCTCTACAGGAATAAGGGAACGCTCTAAAGCATCTAGCTTGATCTTTTCTTCTTTTGCCAGTACGGCTGTATAGTAAGCTTTAGCTGAGTTAAGAACTGATACAGGATCAGCCTCAACGTTATTTACCCAACGTTTATATACTTGAGCAAAGTCAGAACAGGTTGGATCTTGTGGTGCAATACCTTCTAAAGCTTTCTTAGCAGCTGTTCTCTTTTTGCTTAGCTGTTCTGCTTCAAAGGTCTTGCGATATCGTTCATATGCTTCTTTTGCTTGTGACAGGCTTAGCTTGTTATGCTCGTCAACAATAAAAGTTCCATTTTCGACAAATCTGCGAACTTGGATCCTTGATATATGCAAGGTATCAGCTAGTTTTTGCTGTGATATAGTGTCTTTGTAAATCATGATTTAAGATTTATTACTGTATTCAGATTGACGCTAGCTCTTATTTATATGATTTTGTAGAAAACAAATCAAATACCCCAAAAGAACAGCAACAACAAAACCTGAAAAGCTCAACTCTGAAAAAGAAAAGTACAGATTACCATTCAAATAAAACTTCTCTGTCTCAAACAAAAGAGGAAGAATCAAAGGCAAAACAATCTTAAAAGCAAGGTTAAATAATATAGCGCCAAATGCGATTAAACATACAGCAAACAGCTTTGTTTTCATTTTTTTTATCCAAATTGGCATGGGCGGCCCATTTTTTAAAATCTATGTAGCTAGTCGATTTTCGGGCGTCTTGCCACCCGCACTCATCAATGCACTGTCACAGTACCTACAATGATTTTTACAACTGATTTTGCACTATAATTAAACATGATATTTTCATATTCTCTTAGGTCTTTATTTTAATGCGCTGTATCTTTTACTTAACTCATTCCGCTCAACTGCAATCTCATCACACTTAGCTGAGAGCTTAAGTGCATACTCTGCAAGAGTTCTTCGGTCCTGTCTAAGTTGTTCACATTCACAGGTAGCTTGAGCTTTTCTGGTAGAGGTGGTATTTGTGGACAATGTTGTTCTATTGGCACTGCTACTGTCTGTGTGCAAGCTGTTAGCATGCAACTTAGACATAGCAGCATTGTACTTATCTTTAATCTTGTTAATCTCATCAGTAGCATCTTTATCAGCCTGTTCCTGTCTAGCTTGCCATTCATGTTCTATATTAAGCTGCTTAACTGTAGCTTCTTGATCTGCTTTTATAGCTTCAGTCTGCATTTGAGCAATTTCGGCTCTGTAATGCTTGGCTGTGATGGTGACTCCAAAGCAAGCTCCAGCAATAAGTGATAAAATAAAAGCAAAAATTGTGTATTTAAGATTTAACATACAGGCACCAATACCAACCAAAGAATAATAGCTAAATAAACAACACTTGCCACACCAGCACTACTTACAATTCCAATAAACTCATCTTTTGCAAAATGATTTTTCTTGCAGATTGTATCTAGGACAGTCAATAACGAATGTCCTAAGAACAATGAGTAGATAATTACGAATGAGATTGTAAGCGTCATAAATAGGCATTAAAAAAGCCCACATATGTGAGCTTCGTTAATTTTTTTTGAATTTTATTTTTTGTATTTGTTTGGAAATATGTATCTTATGTAATTCATTACTCATGCTTTGCTACAAAGCTCATCAATCCATCTAAATGATCAACTTTTAGATAAACCTGAGCATCAATAGTCTGCTGTCCGGTGTTTTTTAACATGATATTGTTAGCTCGTCTGATGCGAACATACTCAAGCACAAGATCATTACCTTCATGCCAATCTGCACCTTCAAACAAGTAAATTTCAGCAACTCGTCTGCGTAAGAGACCTGCTAAATACTTACCACCTTGTGATTTGTATTGTAAAAACAAATCAGAGTTAGGAACACCACTCTTTAACGATTTCCATAAGCTTGAATTAGTTAATCGAGTAATGCCACAGTTGTAAGTAAAGCTTAAAAGCGCATCAAACTGATTTTGATTAACTTCTATCTCATCAGCATCAAGTGCTGCAACAAGAGCATCTTCAAACTTTTTAAGATCTTGAGAAAATACAGCTTCTGCTTTAGCAAGTGACCACTTATCACTTACTTTTACATCTGGGCCATAATGACCATAACCGATGGTATAGTATTTTTCTCTTTCAGTAGCTTTGTAAGCCTTCTCTGAGTAGGTTTCAAAGCTCTTGATTAAATCCTTACAATTATCACTTGCTTGCATACTCATAGCCTAGATACTCACATATAGATTGAATAGCTTCATCAGCGCCATATGCGATGACAACCTTATAACCAATTCTTGCTAAACGCTCATGCCATACTTTTTGTTCATCAGAAACATGAGACATGCTTTTAACAGCTCTCTTCATCTCTATAAATAGACCTGCGTAACCTTGCTTGGGAACTGCAAACATAAGATCAGGAACACCAGCTCTTACACCTTCACGTTTCATGCGAAAGGCTTCTTGAGAGAACTTTGCTGTAGTTTTACGTCTTGAACCACCATTCGGAATAGCAAATAAGAATTGACCGATAGTGTCATTTCCTATCTTTTGATGATCTGCCCATGCAACAACTCTCTGTTGTTCAACTGTCTCTAAAGGGCAAACTTTCATTACCGTCTCCAAAGACAAATGCAGACAAAGCAGATCACACTTATGATTGCATATACCATTGGCACGCCAGCAATAGCTGCTAATAAAGCAAAACCAAATTCAAAAGCATAAGCTCCAAAGTGCAACAAGTTATTTCTCATTTTGTTGCTCCTTTAAGGTATTTCTTAGAGATAAGCTCAAAAATATGACCTGAGCCTAAGAAACCAAGTGGAATTGCATACGCTATTGCATCTTTATAGTTAAACTTCTCGGTGCCAAACCTCCATGCAAGCCATGTAATAGACAATGTACCAGCACCACATAATATGGCATCTAATACGCGCTCTTTGGTTGTAGGAGGATATTGCTGTAGAGTAGAACGAAGAAAGGCTATTAGTGCGCCTGTAATTCCTGCAAGAATAAAATGGAAATAAGGCAACTGCAATATATCATCCAACATTTGCCTTTCTCCATATACGAAAAAACCTGCCAAGAGGCAGGTTTTTCACACTAAATTATCTCGTATGTAATACATTGAATCAGTGCTTTTACCTTGTAATCACACTAATCCACTGTATTGTTTACAAGTGTATTTCATAAAAACGATCCGTTAACGATCCGTTTTATATAAAATTACTAACTTATTGAATTTTAATAAATTAAAGTTTGATATTTTTACTTGTTTGCTATGATTTAGGGCAAAAATATAAAAAAAATGTGAACTAGTTAACTAAATCTTACCCTATCTGGCTTTTGTAGACTTTGACAATATGTCTAACATCTCTAAGCACTAACCACTAATTCACCTTTCTTTGCTTTAGTAGTATTAAATCTCTTTAATCTTTGGTAGCTTACCTCAGGAGCTGTAGCAGACTCATAAAGACGAGATAATGGAAGATCTTGAATTGAGCATACTAAAGCTGCAAGCTGAGACTGTAGCTTAGTAACCTTTCTGAAAACCTGTAAGACATCTGGCTTAAACATATCATGGAAGTAAACCATGTGATCAATAGCTGTAGCCTCATCCTCAGTGATGGTTAATCTATCATCTGCCTTTGGCTGCTTATCTTTAGGATCTGCAGAGTTCTTGAGCGCGATAGCATAACCTTGCTTAAAGGCACGATTGGTAATGTTAAGAGCTTCTACCATCGCTTCATCAGTGATATTAAACTTCTGACACAGGTCAGTAAGCTGCTTAAACCAACTGCGCTTTTGATATTCCAATTCAGCTTCCTGATCTTGAGCTGTAGGAGTAGTTGCAACATAAGCCCCCTGAGCGCGAATTGAAGGTAGCACTTCATTACAAATCCACTGACGGAACTCACGTGCAATCTTGCTGTTAGATCTCATCATTACGAAGTAGAGCTGTGGCTCGGTGATCATGGTGCATTGTTGACCGTGGTTATTAGCGTCTTTGAGG